CATGATCCCGTCGTAGACGTTCGCCTCAAGCGATGCAAGGTGGCACAGGAGGGCCCACGACGTATCGCTCATCTGTCGCACGGTGCTGGCGTCGAGTTTGATATTCGTGAACGTGCTGCCGTTGTGCCTCTCGACGCATCGGACGATCGCCAGCACCTTGCGCTTGCGCGTTCCCTCTCTCGGTGTCATCGGCTCTCCTCGTCGGCATCGTATTGGCGGTCGGCTTCGTAGTCGGTGCGGTCCCGGTCGATGCGTGCTGGGCTGCGGGTGTCGTGGCATGTGCAGAAGGTGAGGTCTGCGCTCATGTCGCGCACGAGGGCTCGGTATTGGTCGAGGTCGCTGCGGAGATAGAGCCACACCACCCCGGCGCCGGTACAGCCAGCGGTAAGGGCGAGGGCGATCAGGTAGATCGTGGTCACAGCAACTCCCTTTCATCGAGTCCGGTGATGAGGCGAAGGACGACGGTGCCGACGCGCTCGCAGATGGCGTCGTGTGATGACGAGAACGGATCCGAGTCGCGGTGCTCGTCGATGAGCCGCTCGGCCCACTTCTGCGCACGTTCAACGGTGAGGGTGGCGGCGTGATCGGGCCAGAGCGAGTACGCGCCATTGCTGTCGGCGCGAGACCCAAGGGCTTCGCGTACGGCGTCGGCGATGTCGGTCGGGGTGATGGTTCGGGTGGTCATGAGATTACCGTCTGAATGAGTTCGGTCAGTTCGTCGGTGGTTGTTGCGCGATCTACGTAGATTAAGAATTCGCGACCTTCGGTGTCGCCGCTGCTCCATCCTCCGGAGAGGACGTCGGAGTAGTAAAAGATAGCGGCGTGGGTGCGTAGATCAACCTCTCTGTTCGGGTCGAGGCTGTCGTTGATTCCGGCGAGGATGCGGCGGGCGGTGGCGCGGGGTGAGAATCGGTTGGTCTCGGTTCGTTTCATCGTGTCCTCCATGACGGGACTATCTTACGCGGTCGAGCGCGCATTGTCAACCGAGGGCGATCCCATCCTTTCGAGAGGTTTTGCCGGCGGCGCGGTGTGATTCAGACGACTTGACGTCCAAGGGTAAGGTCGACTGTTCCGTGCCTTTCCTGTTCTCGGCGGCGTGGGCGAGGTTCTTGACGGCCTGGCGGAAATACCCGGGCTTGAGTTCGACGCCGAGACCGCGCCGGCCATTCAGTACCGCGCCATAAACCTCCGACCCCACCCCCATGAACGGGGACAAGACCGTTTCGCCGGGATTGCTCCAGAGCACGACGGCTCGCTCGATGACGTCGAGTTGCAGGGGGTGGATGTGGCGCTCGTCCTTTTCGTCGCGCGCCTTCTGGTATGGGAGTACGCGATCGATCCGCACGTCATCCCAGAAGGAGCTGGCGTATTGGCGCCAGATCCAGTGAGAGTATCGGTTCTCGATCTGGTTGCCGGTCCAGTTGCGGTAGCGTAGTAACTCCTCCGGGATCTCGCGCTCACCAGCGTATTCGGTCAGTCCGTGCGGATGAACGATCGGAACGGTGTTCTTTCCCGACCGACGGAAGACGAGCAGGTAGTCTGCGGACGCGACGCTACACCGGCTGGAATCATCGACGATGGTTTTATGGGCGAGCGACTTGATCATCTGACGGTTACGGATGGTAAGCGGCTCTTTCCATACGTGGTAGCGAGCGGTGTAGTCCCACCCTTCTTTCTGGTGCAAGCGGATGATGTCGCCAGGGAAGTCGGACAGGTGGTCGAGACCAGAGTTTCCGCTAGGGGTGTCCATGCAGTGAACCGCGGTCATGCGCCCCGGCATCGTCACACGGGCGATCTCCCGCACGATGAAGGCGTAATGGTCCATGAACGATTCGCGGCTGGTGGAGTTCGACATGTCGCGAGCGTCGGAGCTGTAGACGAACAGTCCCCCGGTGTCCGATGCGAACGGGGGCGAATACACCGAGAATGCGATCGACTCCGCGGGAAGTTGCGCCATGACGTCCATCGCATCGGCGTTATAGAGGGCGTACCGGTCGGTGGTTACTTCGCGTTCGCTATCCATGTGTTGACCTCGGTGGCTAGTTGCTGGTAGGTGCTGCGTTGATGTTCGCTGGCGCGGTGCATGTAGGCGACTAACTGAGAGAACATGACACCGGCTGATTCGGCTTTCCTCTGCATGTTTTCGCGTACGTATTGCTCGCCTTCGGCTGACACGATGTCCACGGTAACGGGTAGCGTTTGGCCGAAGCGCCAGCACCGGCGCACGCTCTGGTAGTACCCTTCCCACGAGTGGGATGCGAAGGTGACCACGTGGTTACAGTGCTGCCAGTTGAGTCCCCATGCTCCGAGCCGTGGCTTGCTGATGAGCACGCGGATTGAGCCAGAGGAGAACCCGGCGTATGCCGATTCTTTCTCGTCGTCGGACATCGGGCCTTTGACCTGTACGGACCCCGGGATCATCTTGGCGAGGGTGTCACCTTCGGCGTTGAGGTGGCACCAAACGAGGGCTGGCCGATCGTGGTCGACTAGTTTGGCGACGGTCTCGCATCGCTCCTTGACGGTGCGCCGTCTTTCCTCGCGTTCTTCTTGAAGTCCGAAGGCTGGGCGAGGGAATAGCATTCCATCGGGTAACGTCCGAGCGCTGACGGTGTGATGATTCTCGACCAGTGGCGGTAGGTCGAATCCGTCGTTCGAGAAACCCAAGTCGGACGGGTGCCGGCATGCTCGCGCCCACGAACAAACCCATCTCCAGAATGTTTCTACGGCGTGGGACTTGAGCCGCCAAGAGCCTCCCGTCCCGGCGACCGTTTGCCTGTGGACGCTCCTGATTCCTTTCGCGGCATCTTTCTTCCGGCGCCCTCGTTCGTTCAGCGCGTGCACCTTTTGATACTGCTTGAAGTAGCGAGACAGCATCTCCACCTGCCCGAGTTCGCCGAGAGCTTCGCTACTGGTACCGAGTTCGACGTAATCATTCGGTGCGGCCGTGGCCGTGCATAGCAGGCGGTACGGGATTCGCTTCATGAAGGCGGTCACGGCTGTCTGCGTGGCGCCGCGGAACGACTTGAGGATCGAGCTTTCATCGCACACTATTCCCGAGAAGTCGGCGGGATTGAAGTGGTGAAGCTGCTCGTAGTTGGTGATGTAGATTCCCGATTCGCCGATCTCGCCTCGCCTTGACCGAGTGGCGACGATGCCGAACTTCTCGGCCTCGGTCTGGGTCTGGGCGCTGACGGCGAGTGGGGTCAGGATGAGCACTCGCCCAGACGTTTCGCGTCGAACGTTCTCGGCCCACACGAGTTGCATGGGGGTCTTCCCGAGCCCGCAGTCGGCGAAGATTGCCGCCCGTCCGCGTTGGAGTGCCCACTCGACGAGATGGCGCTGGAACGGATAGAGGAAGTCCGGTTCCCACGTTGGTTTGAATCCGGCGTCGGCGGGCTGACGGTCCTTGGTGTCGATAAACGTCGCGTAGGTGGTCACGCCGGCACGACCTTGACCCCGGCCTCGACTCCACCTAGCAGGCAGTCGAGGCAGACGGTGATCGGGTGCGTGCCGTCCAACGTGGCGGGGATGATGATCGAGCGGTATCCGTCGAGCCCTTCGCAGACTTCGCAGTGGTTCATCCGTTCGATGGGGATTAGCGCGGTAGTGGTCATGGTGTCCTCGTGGTGATGCGGTGTGTTGTCCATGCGGTCGATCCTACTCGCTCGGCTGCGCATTGTCAAGCGGCTCGGATGCCCACCCGTGCTACCATCATTGAAGCATGCCGAGGCGAACAGACCTCACCCCTGCCGTACAAAAGCGGATCGTCGATGCGATCAAGGGCGGCAACTACTACGAAGCGGCTGCGGCGGCAGGAGGGGTCGATTACGCGACCTTCCGACGTTGGATGGTGCGCGGCGAAGATGAGGACGATGGACTTTACCGCGCGTTTCGCGATGCCGTCATAGAGGCCGAAGCCGAGGCGGAGGTCGATATCGTGAAGCAATGGCGCAGTGCGATCCCGCAGGATTGGAAAGCAGCCCGTGACTTCCTCGCCCGTAGACAGCCCAAACGGTGGGGCCCACGGGAGCGCCACGAGCACAGCGGACCTGACGGTGGGCCGATAACCGTGGCTGACCTCGTAGTAGCAG